CTTTAAATCTTTCTTAATCATATCTACCAGTAATCGTGCTTCATCCTTGTGCAACGATTCCATAACACCGAGAAACAATTCAGTTTCTTTCTTCTTGGTCAATCCAACTGGTTTTGCTGGATGATTGCGAACAAACCGATACATCTTGTTCATTTCCATTGATAGAGTAGTCCAGGTTAGTCCTGCGGGTTCTGGTGCTGGTCGATACTTCTCTGGAAGTTCTACGTCAAAAACAATGTTAGGATCATAGCATCCTTTCAGAAAAGTTTTGAAGTTTGCTTCTCGGATAGTCCGAAGAAACCGAATCTGTTGTTCTTTGGTGGTACATTTTTGAAAGTCAGCAAAGATTTCGGAATAAAGTCGATTTTCAATCATTGGAGTTTTCTACTTTTAAAAGTCGTTAATTTCAGGAATAAGGTGACGAAGATTATTTTGAATCATATAGTTCAAAAAGACCTGCTTAGTTTTCCCAGCAGTATTCTTATAGGTATTTAGAATTTCTTGTTTAATATCAGTGGGAATATAATCAAAATCAATCAATAACTGATTGCGATTATAATTTCTCAGCATTTCCTCCGTACAAAAATCTTCTGGAGATTTGGACAACCAATCAATCAATTTTACTTCGGTCAAGGGTCGTTGTCGAATTCCATCAACAAAAGTATTATCAGGAGAAAGAATTGATGGAATTCCATCACCCTTATCTCCGCGAATAATCTTTCGCTTCAGTTCCAGAACAGGAAGTTGTTCCTTGATATATTTCTTTTGTGTGGTTGAATATTGTTCTACGTTAGGATATTTCTGAAGTTGCACAAAATCTCGATCCATTGATAAGATGATCATCTTTTGATCTTTGGAATATTCCTGAACCAAGACTGCAATTACATCATCCGCTTCAGCACCATCCACATCAACAACTTTATAAGGAGAATATTCTTTCAATTCCTTACGAATAAGATTCAGAGAATCAAAAATGGAATCCCAATCGTAGATCGAGGAATCGCGATTCTTTTTTCTGGATGATTTGTAGAAAGGAAAAACTTTACGTCGCCAATAATTTCGGTTATCACATGCGATTACCACTTCGGGACCATGTGACAACTTAAACTTTTTGACGTATGCGCGAATGGTGTTTAGCAACATATGTCGAAAAAGATTGGTGTCAATTTGTTGATTGGAAGCACCAATCTGTTCAAAAAGACTACCCAATGAAATTTGTGTCAGATCAATTAGAATCATTGTCGTAAATCAATTTAGTTTACATTATTTAGTCACACGAAGGAGAATTGTATCTTGTCCGATCCTACCAGATAGTTTTGTCTCCACAGTTGGAATCTTGTTCATAAAAGTTCTCAGAGCAATCTTTCCTGCTTTCAACAGTTCAGGAATCGTTAATTCTGGTTTCCTTACACTCTTCTGAATAGACTTAGTTTCATCAAAGTTTTTCAAAGTAGTTCCTAAAACAGAAAATCCAGAAGCATCGGTTGCATAATAGATTCCAAGTTTCTTATATTTGGTGTTATAAACCCATAGTTGTGTAGCACCAAGAATAGATTTCGGATCAACTGACTTCAAATTGAGTGTAGGAAATTCTGGACAATACTGAAGTTTAGCAAGAATCTGATCAGAAGTCTTGGTCTTAACTTTTCGGGTTCTAGTTCTTGTTACCTTTGGTTGATCGGAAGTTAGTTTAGCACAATCTAAAATTACTTGATCAAAGAAAGCAACAACCTTTTTAATCTGAAACTTAGTAAAATTGGAATATGCTTCAAGGAGTTGTTCATCTGTTGTTGTGAGAAGATTAGCATATTCTTGACGACGTTCTTTAGACCACTCTAGAATATCTTTGGTATTCTTGATTTCTAGAGTATGCAGAACAGAATACGGAGAAACAATCGCTTTAAACTTAGAAGATATTAATTCATCAAATAGTCCTTCCAATTCTGCAATGCAAAGATTAGATTTTTCTTTAAGTCGATCCTGAATAGTGGGTTTTGTGTTAACAACTTCAACAGTTGATTTCTTGGTTTTACTGCATTCCTTGATTCTTTCAATTTCTTTATTGAACCAAGATTCATATTTGTTTGGGAGGATACCACCATTCGTAACAATTCTGCAAATGAATCCAAAAGTTGGTGATATTTCTTTCAGGGAACCATTATACTTTAGATACTTCTTGAAATAATTTTCTGCATAAGTTTCTGCGTCTGCTTGTCCTTTAGTTCGGGAATACCAATTTAGGGCAAGGATAAGATTGGTTTGGGAAATTTCTTCGGTGGTCCCGACGAATTTCATCTCAGAACCCGAGAAATGTAAATTAGCATCAGTTATTCGATGAACAGTCATTTTTAGTCAATGATCTAGAAAGGGTAGACAGTGGGGTCAGTATAGCGGGGAACCACCACCCCAAGCACGTTTTCTAGCATCCATGTAAGCATTAGAAACCGAACTATCAAAACCATGATCTCTCGACACTATATGTTTAGTTCCATTAGGATGTTCAAACACTCCCATATTTTTCCTTTGTTGATAATCATATGGGGGATGTCCAGTATTTCCATGATACTCCATGAACTTTTGTACCAACGGATGAGTTTCAACCTTATCCATTCGCCTTTCTTTTTCTGGGGTATTAGCCCAATACTTACCTAGATTTCTTTCATGAAAACGATTCAATGTATTACAGAATTCTCGATGTGTAATTCCACGAGGATGCTCAGGAGTTCTAGTCAATTCCTGAAATTCTCCTGCTTTAAGGTCACGCGAATGTCCCACTTGAGTATATTCGTGATTATGATCATCGTGATCAATCAAAGGAGGAAAAATTCCTGTATCATGATTGGTATGAAAGTGACCAGGATTTTGATGGTCTTCAAGTAAAATACGATAACTGTTAGTATGCCAATCACCACCTTCTGCTTTATTCTGCATTGCACCCAAAGACAATCCATCATACTTGTGCTTCTGATGAAACTTATCTAATTGTGCTCTGATTGCTACTTTAGTTCCAATCTTAATACTTGCTGGTTTTCCATCAACATGAATTTGATGTGGTTCTTCATGTAACAAATATGCACGGGAAGACCCCTGAGGCATATTTCCCTCCAGCCCAGTTTTTTCTCCGCGACTAGTCAAGTCCTTAATTTTCTTAACGATCTCAGTTTTCTTATTAGACATCATATATTGTGGAGTTTGTTTCTTAATCACATCCTGTAATTCTGGATGCAATTCCTCAATAATAATGTTCTCAAGAAATTCTTTAAAGTTTGCAATCATATCTGTGAAATCCTGTGAAATAGTTTTACTATTATTTATTCAAACTCCCACCCACACTTCCAGAGATTCGTTGGATGTATCGACCCACCAAACCAATGCGAAAACAAAATCACTAAGTAAATTTAGATATTTAATATGAAACACATTTAACTGACCTTCTTGAACTGCTGCTACTGCTGCAATTTCTGCTTCTCGGATTAATGAACGCAGATACATCAAATCCGCATTATTTTTACTTGTTCGTATAAACCCTTCCAACGGAGGAAGATTCACAATCAGTGCTTCCATGTGCGTTTCAAAGTATTCATAAAGTAAATCTGCTGCTTCCTTATACTTGGGATTGTCTGCATTGTTTCCTAATGCACCCAATATAAACAAATAATCTTGCACATTCTTCCTATAAGAAGACAAACAATGAGTATAACTTTGTGCAGAATCTAATTTACCTAAGTATCGAACAATAGGTTCCGTTTTACTGGTTAATTTTCCACCTATGCGACAGTACCCAGAATTTCCAGTTCCGGTATGAATTTTAGTTATCACTCGTTCAGGTTTCTTAGACATGGTTCATATTACCAAAAAGGATTTAAAGAAATTATTATCTGCGTTGAAATGTAGTGCGAAAAGAAGAGGAATTGAATTTGATTTAACTATTACTGATCTTAATAATTTATCCTTTCCAATTACTTGTCCGATTCTTGGAATTGAATTGAAATTTAATCAGAATCAAGCGGAAGATTGCAGTTATTCTTTGGATCGTATTGACTCTACCAAAGGTTACATCAAAGATAACATTGTTGTGATTTCAATGAAAGCAAATCGAATGAAAAACAATGGTACGTTAAAGGAGATGCAACAATTGGTAGAGTTTTATAAGAAGTTTGCTCAATAAACTACACAAGACCCCACTCGTTCTTTATATGACATTGGAGGGTAATTCATTGGCATTATAATTCCAATATGATCAATTGGTAAATTAGGAAATGTAACTACAATCGTTTTATTAGAATTCTCAATCATTGCAAATCCAATTGACGGAACATCACCAATTTTCCATCCAGAAATAAAATCTACATTGAAAGCTACTCCGGTCCCAATATCTTTAATGTAGCCTGCATTCAAAGCATCCTTAACGATCCGATCCAAACTTTCTGCTGGATATGAAAGATCAATCTTTTCCAGTTTATATTCACCTTTAGCAGAAGAAAGAACCATCTTTTCAAAATCAAAATTCACTTGTTTCCAAGTATTTGGAATCTTTCTAACTTGTGCTCCAGTTACTGGATTCTTAATGACTACAGTAACTGGTTCCATTATTTCTGGATCGGTATATGGTGGAAGTTCACAAAGAAATGCTCGATGTCTATCTGAAGTCAATAATCGTTGATTTTTGAAATCGAAATGAATTCCATTCAGTGCTTCATAGACTAAATTATCATCAACCGTGTCCATAGCAATTTTTAATGCGGCTAGATGATGATTTTCAAATCGTACTAACATTATATTTAAACCTTTGCTAATCCTAACATCATCTTCATATCTTCAAAAAACGATTTACTTCATTCTTGAAAATATGTGTTGATTGATTTACCGCTTGTTCACAAAAACCAAAATAGTTTTCCGTGAATGTAATTAAATCATCGCTCTTCATCATCTTCTTGATGAAATAGTCTGGTGGAATTTTAAACATCTTTATTTACCTTAAATTGAAAACGACATTGCTTTTACTGAATCCCAACGAAACGATCTCCACTCTTGTTTTCCTAGATCAAAAACTGGAAGTGAAGATTCGGATTTTGCTTTCTTGGAATTCTTGGGTTGCTGATCCTCTGGAATATATTCAGGATTCAGAGTACAGGTCATGATTCGTTCAGAACCATCCTTCTTGATAAAAGTGATGTCAACTTGATTCTTATTTAGGAATCGAACGAACCAATCACGATCTTCTTGTGATTCAAACATAACTGTATTAGACATGGAACAATCCTCTAGTTTTCTTTCTATTATATTTCTTCTTTGATTCAACAATCCGCTGACGAAAGACAGGAGCACGAACAATTTTTGCCAGTGCATTTCTTCTTTTTAGTGGATTCTTTTTCATCAGAATATCTCTCTTGATAATCTTCGCGGAATCGGTCGATTTCTTGTTCTCGTTCTACACTTTTTTGAAGAAGACGCTTAGACTCTTTCTTAACTTCTTTCAGATCAAGATATCCAGAAGAATATGCAGCAACAGATAGAGCAAAGATTTCATCTAAGTGTAGAGAAAACTTAATATCATCTTCTTTGTCTTTACTAAAGGTGAAATCTAGACCTTCACCAGAAAAATATTCCGAAAAGTGTAGATATCCTTTCTGACCAAAGATATCATAATCAATGATACCAACGAAACCATTTTTACGAATGCTGCTCATTTTGTCATACCTCTGGTGATCTTGTCAATAAAAATTTTGGAATGTGGATAAAAATCTTGTCGATAGCACTCTTTCATCTTTCGTTCAGTAGCAATTATGTCTATTCGATGATTGATCTCTTGAATGTAATTTTTCATGAGTAGAATACCATATTCAATATCTTCTGCGTCCATCTTTTCTGACCAATCAAAGAGAGTCTTTTCACAGACGTTTAAAAGAAACTGAAGATTACTCCAGTTAGGTTCATCAGTTAAATCAATATGATCAAGGGGTGTCAAGGTTAAAGTGTCCAGGTGAATTTTTTGTGTTCATCAAAGTGACCGAAGTTGTGTTCAATTGCGAAGACCTTTGCTGCGTTCGACTCGGATAGTGTAACAAAGATGTAGGTACCTGTCAAGAGAAATCCGAAAAAAATTAACAGTGCGGTGATTGTGAGTTTGATCATAAATAAGTTAAACATTTAGGAAATTGGTATGTCAAAAATTCCAGAAGCTGATCCAAGAGAACTTGCTCAATGTGCAGCATTTGCATATTTTATGAAGTATCAGACACGTAATGAAACCCATGAAGAAAAATTTTACTTTTTATTTAGAAATCATGAAACTGCTTCTGATAATGCAAAAGCAATACGAGAATTTAATCAGTTAAAGAATTCTAGATTATCACCCAATTTTTCTATAGACAAAGTTAGGAGTAAGTATGGTGACAACGTTGATAATATTAAAGTGGTTTATCACCTCACAAAAAAACTTCTAGATGAAAACAAAATACCCCAACTAAGAAATTATATTTTTCTTGATCAATCTGATCCATTTGTTAATTTTATAAAAATGACCTGTTTAACCAACATTAAACAAGCATTTGGATTCCAGTTTAGAACCGATCAGTTATCACCTGTGGATGTTATTTTTGTCAAAAAAGATAAACTTAATGTTATCCTACAAGATTTTGAAACTAACTTTTCATCTAAAGAAACCATTATCAATAATAACTTAGTTGCAGGTAATTATTATGCGGAACTTACTCAAAAGTATATTGATAATTATTGGTGGTATCCAATATCGTTAAAATTACCTAGCGAAATTAAAGTAGAAAACTTAGTTGCAAAAATAAAACTTGTCTCATTTAAAAAACCTAAAAATAGCGTTGTTGAAATTGATCCCTACATAAAATTCATTTCTTTGTTGATAGAACACCCGGAACACGCAGACAAAAACATTTCAAATCTGGTAAAAATAAATTTTGATGAGTTCAACATTTCTGACGACGTTCAACAGTGGACATTCCCAATTGATCTTAATTACAAAGACATCATTGATCCAGAAACTAAACAAAAAATAGAAAATTACAATTTATCTTTTCAACTGATGGCAATGAATTCTGGAGGTTGGAATGGACAATGGACATCAAAAAGTAGATCACATCAAAATGTAGCTGGACACTTAGGAGGGATGGCACTGTCTACATTTGATTATTACTCTAAAAAATTCAAAAAGTATCACGCTGTTTTGGATTTAGTTAAAAAGGAACGTGTTCAGGAGCTAAATAAATTTTTACTCACGTACGATAAAAAATATGCAAGAGATACTCGGTATCGATTTCTCAAAACTAAACTGCTTACGGAACTAAATGCACACAAGTTGGTGGGTAAAGGTAAAACCGAAGAACCAAATTTACGAGCATTCTTTTCTTATCTAGAGGAAAAAGAAGATTTACCAGACGACACATTAAGTCTAGAGTATAAACTCAATTTTATAAATCGAATAAAAAGACTTCTTGGTCAACAATACGTAAACCGAAATCAAACTAGAAATATAGAACTACACTACACTCATGCTCAAATTTCAGCTTTCTTGTTTAAAGGTGGAAAGGAACTAGAACTTCACTTCAAAAAAATCTTTGTATTTGCGCTTTTTGGATTGCTGACCAAATCTTCTCATAAGATTTTTGGAATGGATGATACCAAAACCATGAAATCAATTCTAACCAAAGAAATTGAAGTCAACAGAAGAAAAATTCTAGCAACCTTTACTACTCCACCACACTACATCATCAGTTAATCTCTTTAGTTAGTTCGATAAAGCACCGATTCAGAACTCGATTCTTGGTTCCTTCAAATTTCTTTACTGGTAAATATGCATGATTCGGATACACAAACCCTACCCATCTTTGACCATTGGTTCTTTTTAGTTCACAAGGAACCTCACCATAAGTTGAGAACCGAATTACATCTTCAGTTGGTTCATATACATTAAAACCAAACCGATTAGCTTTCTCAATAAGATTCTTAGAAACCATAGTTGCTCAACTCATTAGGTGAATATTTACTCATCGAACCGTCCTTCTGATTCACTAAGACTACCAACTTTCCCTTTTCATCCTTTACGACATCATTAATGTAGACAAATCGCTTTCGCAAGATATCAAAAGCAATTCGATATAAATTTTGTGACAGGTTGCGTTCAAAATTAGCAAATTCTTTACTCATATTTTTACTTACCTAAATATGTAAATAGATAACCGTTGTCTGTTTAACATTATTATTTCTTAGCAGTGTTCTATTTTAAACAGATAAAAGGAAAAGATATGGTAGACCCAACCACAGTAGAACACGCAGCTAATTATTTGTCTTCAGGTAGCATCAGTGCAGTCATTTTCATACTAATTGCAGTTATTGCAGGATTGGTTTGGGAACGAAATCGTTTGCTCAGAAAACTTGATCGAATGACAAAAGAAATCTTTGATACTAAAGATAAAGAATTGAATTCTCTCAAGACGACTATTGATCTTTATTATCAAGGTAACTTAAAATTAAGTGAAGCTTTGACCGAGATTAAAACGGTATTGTCTAGTATTCACCCTAATCGTAGGTAATTTCATGGAAACCCTCGTTAATTTATTGACTCAAAATGCAGCACCACTCGGTTTGCATGATGATCTACAAAAACTTGCAGATTCTTTTCGTCTACTCAGAGAAACCACAGATCAGGTTTCCTCTGAAGCTACCACAATAGCACATTATCTGAAAGATAAACTACATGATACCACCTTTCGCTTCTTCTCGGTCATAGATTCAGTCAATGATATCATCATCATCAAGGATGTAGAAGGTCGATGGAAAACTCTCAACAAGTTTGCTCAAGGACTTTTTGAATTAAATCCAACGGAATATACCGGAAAAACCGATGAGGAACTTGCAATTCTGTATCCTCACCATTCACAAGGATTGTATTATTGCGCTGAAACGGATCGTAAAGCATGGAAAGCAAAGAAACCTCATCGAGAAACTGAAAAGATTGTCTTCAATGGAATTACCAAATACTTTGATATTATTAAGACCCCAATCTATTATGATAACGGTAAACCTAAAGAATTAGTCATTATCGGTCGAGATATCACCGATTACATAAAAGTTCAACAAAGAAATAATGCGTGTACTTCTGCTTTAAATTCTGCATCAGATAATATTCTGATTCTCAACAAATATCAAGAAATTATTTTCTGTAACGATTCTTTCCTGCGTACATTTGGTTATGATTCACATGAAGACGTTGAAGGTAAACATATCAATAGTATTCGATCCTCCAACGTCTCCGATGAATATCTGGATAGTATGTGGAAAACGTTAAAAAGTAATGTCCCGTGGATGGATACTATCGTTAAAAAACATACCGATGGTACTGATATCAAATGTCATCTGTCTATTCTTCCGGTAATGAATGGAGCAAAGGAACCGATTCATTATATTCTAGTGCTAAAAACCTAAAGAATATCCGCTTCGGTCTTATCATCACGAATCATAAGAAAGATCGGTAGAAACAGAGACTTCTTTCCGGTTCGCTTGTCAGCAATGATTCCGTTATATTTCACGGAAATAATCTTACCAATAATATTTTCAGGTGTAATCTCTTCTCGTTGAATATCAGTAAATCCTGAACCGACATTAAATTCTACAGAACCAGCACGACAAGACAAAGCACCAAGCTTTCCAACATACTTTCCGGTTCCTTCAATCCAACCAATTACTTCACAATCAACATCCTTCTCTGCTTTCATCTTGATCCACGAAGAAGAACGCTTTGACTCCCAAACTCCATTGGAGTCTTTAATAATAATTCCTTCTTTTCCTTGATTCAGATAATCATTGAAGATTACTTCTGCTTCCTCAAAGGAATTTACCATATGCATAGGAATCATACGAATATAATCGTGATTAAAAATATCTACTTTTTCCTTTAGAACTTCATAACGAGTCAAAGCAGTTTCTTTCCAGAATCCTTGACGATAATTCTCTACAGGAATAACATCCCACACAATTGCTCGGAGTCCTTTTGCTTCAGTTTCAGTAATCGTATTCCGAATACACTTAGTAAGAATACCATTTCCTTTTTGTCGATCCATTAGATTCCAATTATTCTCTGCAACTACAAATTCTCCATCAATGACTACCGGAAAATCAAAACAATTTCCGAGAACCTGGAAAGCAAACTTCAATCCTTCATTGGGAATATAGAGAACATTCCCTGAACGAGTATAAAAAGTTACTTGATTATTCTCAATAACTGCATTGAACCTCGCGCCATCCGCTTTTTCTTGACATATGACCGGGAAGGTCAGTCGATCAATCAATTTTTGATCAAACTTGGATGCTAACATAATCGGATACTCTGGAATCAGATTCTTCCAGATAGAATTAACCGTTGCTACTGAAACTCCACACTTCAAATCCTTATTGATAATGCGTTCAATTACTTTTGCATCTTCCGGTTCCACAGAAGAAAGAATGTTGGCCAGATGTTCAATTGCTGAATTTCCAGTAATCTGACGATTGGAAAGCAATTCCAACATTGAAATAGCAGCACCAAGAGTAATGTGATACTGATTTTTGGTGTACTTTGGAATTTTCTTGATATAAAAGAGAATGAACGGATTCAATGCAAGATTGATTACTTCTTTTAATAATGGAGTATCTTTATGATCGGAAAGAAATTCAAGTTTGAAATTGCGGGAATTGTTGGATGATAAAGTTTCAAAGATATAATTGATGTTCATTTTTGGATTTAGCCCATTGTGAATTCTACAAGTTTTACTTTTGCCAATTTCAGAGCAAGTTGGCAGCCCGAGCATGGGGCAGCATTTTTTGGATTACCCATATAATCATATCTTTCAACAAACACCTTATGGATTTTTCTACCCCTCGATTTCAATAAACATAAAATTTCTGCGTGAAGGAAAATTTTTTCTGGACAACCAACCATTTTTGATATTTTTGCTTGAAAAGTATGCGATTTTGTATACGAATTCGTAGCGGTTGCGATAATTCTACCTCTACGATCATAACTAGTAGCCCGAACAAGGACCTTACGCGGCTTCCTGTATCTAGACATGTAGATAGTAACCAGTAGTTCACTGAAGAGATTGTAGTTTACAGTAAGGAGTCTACAGTGTCAAGTAAAATTTTGTAAATTTTAATTTTACTAAATAGAGATAGCAGTCGCGGGAGTGCAATCCCCACTGCTTCTAGACCTTACGCTAACAATCTTTAGGAGATCATTAATGTCCAGCAAAACTATTTATGGTGTTTCACCATCCCCAGAATCCACTGGCCCCTTCCATTATTTGTATCCTATTACTAATAAAGTACCGACCGCTTTTCTAATCAAAAAGTGAGTCTATTTTATGACAGTATACAACCTTAACGATCCGAAGACGGAAACTTAATTCCAGTTAAGAGCATCACTAAGACTCGTGTCCCGGTTGCTGAACAGATACAGAATACCCTAAGACGACAACAATTTTGCTACACCACAGCAGTCGCTTCTTTTTCAATATCACCTACAAGTTCATGGTTATAATTTTTCTTTGCTGTTTCACGAATTCCTTTGATTTCATCATTCGTCCACGGAGTTAACGGTGGATGTTCTGGTTTACTTAAAATTCTAGAATTTATTACTTCATCAATCAATTTTTGTTGAGCAATTTCCAATTCAGTAGTTGGAATAAACTGTTTATTTTCTTGCTCGGTAATTATACAAACAGTAGAATTGATCAGTTCATGTTGTTTAATATCAAACTTAATGCTACTAATGCATTTCTTTACATTAGATTTAACGATGTTCCACACGATTTTTGTTGGGACATTAGATTTACATATCATTTTTCTTTAATTCTCCAAATTTCAACAGGTATACGATTCCACTTTGCTATACACTCTTCTTCTGTTCGACCCAGAATAGTTGCTCCACAACCACCAGAATATTCACCACAAACAATCTGTAAAATTTCACCAGATTTAGTTGCTGGATAAATGGTATCTTCCGGGTCTTGTTTATTTAAATCATTACCGCAGAACGGACAAGGACGCAAGTAGATATAATCAGCAATCATATCTTGGTATCATCACAGTTTTTATCATAACATTATAAGCACTAAAATCAGACAAATCAGTTGACAGAATTGCTTTTAGTATCGCAGGAGAAAATCCCGAAACCAAAGCAGTTCCTGATTCATGTGCAGTTACCGGAACATTTGAATAGCTGTTTAGATTCCAGAATACAATTTGTGGTACTTCCCGTTCTGCTTCTGCAAATTTACGACGAATCATTTCCATTGCAGAGTCATCAAATTTTGTGCAAACATCATATTGTTGATCTGAAAAAATCAACAACATCTTAGGCATCTCTTCAGCAGGAACATTACCTTCCTTTGCTACTTGTAGAATCTTATCCAGAGCAGCATGAAGATTTGTATTCATTTCCCAATGAGATTTAACCATCTGAGAAACTTTCTCAACAATGTTTCCTTTCAGATGTACCAGTTCTGGTTTTCCAGAAAAGGTCAAAAAGGTTCCGTTGAATTTTCCTTGATTCTTATCTGCACAATAAAGACCCAAAGATACTGCTACATCTAAACAAGTAAGACTATCCGAACCTTTTCTTCCACCTACCGAACACATCATTGAACCAGAAACGTCCACCAAAGGAAGAATATTTGCATCCCCAATAAAGTTTTCTAATGCATTCCATTGAGCAATAATATGATTCAGTTCTACTTCAGAAAACTGACGATGTAGACCATAAGGATTAATTATTCCTTTGAGAACGTCATAAGGAAAAACTGCGCTCACATTTACTGATACATCAGGAGATTTATTAATCAAAGCATTGACATACTCAGCATACTTTTCTGGAGAATGTCTGGAAAATGCTTTCTTATATCGAGCAGAAGCAAGCGAAGGAACATGCGAATAGATTATCTCATCCCACTTTTGACTGCACATTTTCTGTTCAACAGTATTGGATAGACCAACGATCAGTTTCCGATACTGCTTAGGAGTAAGTCCCATATGATTGCGAAGAGCAACAGCAGTCAAATTCTGACGGGGTGCCCATTTTCCTGCGAGTTCATTTCCTGAACGTAACGCATCAGCAACCAGATCAAATCCTACCTTGCGTAGTTCTGGTCTGTCAAAAATCAAAGCATCATCAAAGCGACCAATCTCAGGAATCTTTGCAACCAGACGCTTTGCATCCTCTGGATAATGGTATTCCATATATTTGAGAATCTGACGGAAAAGCAATCTTTCTCCAGCACCCCCTCTGATATCACGCAACCACTGTACGATTCGCAGAGTCAATTCTGAATCTTCTGTATACGATGCGACAAATTCAGGAATGATATCCTTACCTCTAGATGCAGCAGATGAATAGAAAAAATCTACTACCGCAGAAGATGAGGAACGTAGAGCTAACATTCCATTTTCTGTACGAGAAGTTTGTGAAACAACAGCAGTAGTGAAATCAGACATGATAAACCTCACAAGGTATTATTAAAAACAGAATCGCGATTTTACGCCAATGTATATTTCTTTTGTGTTGCTGAAACGATTCTAAAAATCTTGTTTCGTCATAAAAACCGCATCTGACTTCGGCAGCGACAGCCCACAAACTTACGAGGTTTGTATTGGGTTTGGATACCCTGAGTAACAGCAGCAGTCTTTATCAATTTAGTTGTCGCTTGTCTTAGAGAAATTCCAGATGAACAAGAAACATTGGACACTCTATTTGAAAAATTACCAGGATGATGCAAAGTAACTCTTACCCCAACCTCTAGATGCACATACAACAGAAAATCTATGATCTTTCTTTACAAATAAATCATGAAAGACTTTTGATTGACCTTTATGTAAATTTATATTCATGAAAATATCAGGCGTCTTCCACCATTTATATCATCTTCGATTCTAACATTAGGAACAAATGTTAAAGCTTCTGCCACGGCATAAGAGCCATCATAATTTTTTTGTTGTGTTGTAACTTGGACTAAACAACCATTATGTAATTGCATAGCTTTTGTGGATTTCATCCAACCTTCAGATTCGGAGCTAGCTTTGCATAATACTTTAAATAAATCACCATCTCCTATAATTTTGAGATCAGAAATATTTTGTTTTGCATCTACTGTATCTACATTGGATAATGTTTTCATAATTGACTCCCAAGATATGTTGCAGTGATCATTATCGTTAAAAAACAAATAAAAAAAGAAAATTCAACAAAGTCCATAAAATCTCCTTTAATACTCATGAAACTTATTTGGTGAAACTAACTCACACCAATATTTAGCATCTTTAGCAGTAGTGAAATCAGACATGATAAACCTCACAAGGTATTATTAAAAACAGAATCGCGATTTTACGCCAATGTATATTTCTTTTGTGTTGCTGAAACGATTCTAAAAATCTTGTTTCGTCATAAAAACCGCATCTGACTTCGGCAGCGACAGCCCACAAACTTACGAGGTTTGTATTGGGTTTGGATACCCTGAGTAACAGCAGCAGTCTTTATCAATTTAGTTGTCGCTTGTCTTAGAGAAATTCCAGATGAACAAGAAACATTGGACACTCTATTTGAAAAATTACCAGGATGATTTTTACGAGATTCCAAGTCTTGTTTGTTGGGTCTTGTTTGTTGGGTTGCGGAAATCATCCTAAACTTCAGGTCGGGTATCCTGCTTTTGTCCGATCTTCTCTTTCAGCAGGTGGTACCAGAATAGCACTACAGAGAAGTTTTTGTCAACAGAATCGCGATTTTACGCCAATGTATATTTCTTTTGTGTTGCTGAAACGATTCTTAAAATTTATTTAGCAGGTTGATGTTTACCTTTCAGATTAGCGGTCTGGAGTATTTTGTTTGCAGAAATCAACCTAAAACAGAGTGGTCCGGTTCGTAAATCCCTGATAACGTTCAGGAACACTTTTACCCTGCGAAACGCTTTAGATTTCAGCTAAAGTCATAGTCAAACTAAATCAACGTTGACAATCTAGATGTCTAATTCCAACTGTCAAGATTTATCAAAAAGAGGTTATAAGTCTTTCTGTAAATCTAATCTTAAGTATTAAATGTATGTTGCTGAACCCACTCTAAGAATATTTAGTATACTACACGATCTAACTGTTGTCAACACCTAATCTTTCCGATACTCCATCATCTTTCCTTGACTCATCACTTTACGAACAAAAGCAAGCAGAATTTCCTCAACTTCCTCCTTGGATAAATTCTCATTCCAGATTTCTATTTCCTGACCACGATTCTTGATCTCAATTATAATCTCTCCTTCACTGAATCCTTTCCATTGCCACGGTATATATAACTTGGTTGGATGATACAGCAAAGCTTCCGGTTGATTCATGATCGTTCCAGAGTTGCTACCATATCATTATAGGGCAATCCAACCAAAGGTACAACTGTTTCTTTCTGTCCACCCTTAACCACGATATAGTTACGGATAACTCGACCAAGAAGATAGACTGCAACAGAATCTGCGGAACCTTTAGTGATTAGTTGATCTGGTTTGGTTTTATCAATAATGTAATAGTGAATCAATTGAGTTTCCTCTGGTGATGTTGGTTGTAATTTTGGTCTGCCTCTAGGTCGCGGGGTAGGTTTAGGAAGTAAAGATGTCGTTGGTGGGCGGCCCCTTTTTCTCCTGATTGGTTCATCCAACATTTTCTAAATCCCGCTGCAAATTATCTTCGACAAAGTTTTCTTTGTAGTAGATGATGAACGTCTGTATACGATTAACAGTTTCTATAGTCAAATCATCAGAATTTGCAGAAAGCACCAGAATCAATCCCTGAAGATAATTAGACAATAATTCCTTACTAGGTACTGCTGCTTCCAACATCGAAAACCATTTCTCAATAAGTTTAACTCGTTCTTCAGTCGTTGTCAAGAATCTGCTCCTTCAGAATCCAATCAATCTTGGATGGAATATCTTCTTCAGAAACAATTGCAGCACATTCAGGGCAAAGAGCAACATCTTTTGGAAGAAACCAAAATTCGGTTGGAGTTCTACAGGAAAAACAATTTTCTAAAATTGATTCTTCATTGGGACAATCAGGGTAGGGATTTTGAACAACAACTGACATCTTTATTACTCCTTAGTAACATTGCGGGAAAACAGGACAATCTGGAGCCAGAAGCAGCTAAGCCAAGTAAAAAAATCATACGCAATAGTTGTTGAAAATAAAGTATTGATGCTCCAGATAGTTATAAAAGGAGCAAATGCAAACACCAAAAAACCTAAACCAAACATAAATTCTCTAGACACTCTTAAAGTAACCTCTGGAAATTATTTAGGAACCAACTTCTGTTGAAGTAGGAACTATAGTACAGCAGCAGGAACCAGCAGTCAACAAAAATTTTCATCTAGCAACAAAAAAATCCTAACCAGAAGTTACGAAGTTCGGACGACCAACGGGAGTCCGAGAACCAGCAGTTAATCAACAACTAAAGATTCTTTAACTGTCCACTAGAAAACTCTAGATAGTCTCTGGATAATTTTATAATCACCACCAGATAAACCTTAAAGTTCTTCTTGATAGTTTTTATAAAGGTATCTAGGTACCAAATTATAACTAAATCTTTTTCAAAACAGAAATTGCGTAGCGGATTTTGAGCGTAGCGAAAAATCCAATTTAACTGTCCTCTAGATAACCACTAGATAACCACTAGATAAATTCTGGATTGAATAATTGCTAGTTAAACTTTAACTGTACTCTAGATAACCTTAATTGTACCATTGAGTATCAACAGGTTCCTATTGAATATTAATATACAATAAAAACTATCAAGAAGAACTTTATGGTTTATCTGGATAATCAATTATTCAACTGTTGAAGATTACTTAATAGTTCACTAGATAAACTTTTTCAAAGCCATAGGTCCCATAATTCTTCATCAGCAGTTATCTAGGTACCAATGGTTTCTTTAAGGTTCCTGTAGCTCGTACTTCGTACTCGCTGTTCCTGTTGTTTTCTAGTTTTTATCTAGGACTCTATTTACTGGACACTCACGTTGTTCGTGTCCAGGTCCCTTCGGGACTTTAGCTGTTTTTTTAGCTGTTCTATTGGCCGAAGATTAACTGTTTTTTAATTAATTATCTAATAGATTTTCGCATACCATTCTGAATTTTGGTTTACTCTGTAAAGAGAAGGTAGATTCATAGTCCTATCACAGTGTAGCGCCTGCGGTGCAACTACCCGATTAATTTACTACTTCAAACCTTTCGTGAGATTGGTTACACTTCGAAATTAATCAAAAATAAAAGTGGTTCTTATCTAAACTTATAAAATTTAGACAATATGAATCACCTGCTGAAGGAAGTTTCGGTAGAATCACCTAGTCCCGTAACAGTTACAGTTTGTTACGCCGTTTCTATGTTTTTATACAGGGACATTGTTTCCTGTGTTATTTTATCCAATGAGGGATAAAACCTAAAAATCCATTTTCCAATAGTCTATCAGAAAATTTAGAACTTGTCAATAGACTATCAGAAAATGTCTTTCTATACTTCTATATAGTCAACATTTTACAAAAATTTAAACATCCAACGAAACTTCCTTATTTCTTGCACATTGTTTGCACAATTCATTCTCTATTCTTAATCGCTTCCTTAATCTCCTCAAAAGTCCAAGGAGATAATTCTTTCCTTCCATCACAACCAACGTCTAGAGCATTCTGATCATAGCTCAATCCTCCATGAGAATGTCCGTGTAAGTGCAAAACTCCATAATGTTTTCGATTCCAATTCAATATCGGAAAATGACACAGTACCACCGGTTCCTTACTCACCTTAATCTCAACCAAAGGAGAAAGTACCTCAGAGAATTCAGAAACAAACTTCTCATTCCCCAAAAATCTCTGATCATGATTTCCAGGAATCAATATCTTTCTTCCGTTCAATCGACCCAAAATCTCTACTAACCTATCCACGGAACCAAAACCAAAATCTCCTAAATGATAAATCAAATCCTTCTTACCCACCACCGAGTTCCAAGAAGAAATCAAATGCTCATTCATCTCCTCAATAGAAACAAAGTGTCCCCGAGTACCAGAACAATACTCCAAAATCTTTCCGTGGAAAAAGTGGTGATCGCTGGAAAAAAGAATGTTCATAAAAACATTAAATGATACTAAAAAAATAATATTTAGTGTTAATCCTCTCTACGCAACTCACGAAAATACTCATCATAAGATTTTCGGTTATCGGTAAATCCTTCGGATACTCCACCAATCGGTAAAGTATACATATCTGCTCGATTAGCAGCATTCAACAAATATGCTTGATTACTCTCTAACTTTTCTAATCTCTCC